GACCGATGTTGACTGGTTTGGTTCCAGCTCAAACCCCGAGAAGCTTGGATTCCTCAAGTTCAAGTGCGACGTTTTCACCAAACTGGGTGAGCCTTTAGACGGAATCGTCTTCTTGCGCGGAGACTGCGCAGCGGTCCTCATTATTGTTACCGACGAGTTTGGTAAGGAGTATGTTTTGCTCACGGAACAACCGAGGATCCCAACTAGCGGATACAAGGAAGAGCTTGTGGCTGGCATGTTTGATGCGCGAAACGGAAAAGCTGTCATTAACAACGTCCTGAAGGAGGAGATTTTTCAAGAAACTGGTATGGATTTGGACGACGCCTCGGGAACCTACATACCACTTGGAGAATTTACCTTGTCTGGCGGCGGAAGCGATGAAAAGGTGCATTTGGCTGTTTTGTACAGTCAATTGAATTCAGATAAGATTGCTGAGATGAAGATGACTCAGTTTGGAGAGACAGATTCCAACGAAAAGATTCGTCTCAAGTTCTACTCTGTGGAGACCTTTGAGCAAGAGCTCCCTCGGATCGCCGACGCCAAGACTTCCCTCGCATGGCACCTTTACAAGAATCTTTAAAATAAAAAGGGAGTATTAGAATTACAATAAAAATATGTGCTGTATATTTGTATATTTTTATTTTTAACTTAACGTCTTCTAGAGTGTTTGTGTTTCTTATATATTTTTTTTTTCAAAGACTTTTTATTTTTATTTTGTTTTTGTTTATTTCTTCTTGTTGTTTTTTGTCCCTTTGATAATTTGCGTCTTCTAGAACCTCCTAATCCTGGGTAATTTTTGCTCAATAATGTAAGGCGTCTCTTTTCTGTGGGTGTTTTGTCAAGCTTTGACAACAGTTGGTGTTTTTCAGATATTTCATTTGTGGCCTTTCTTATTTCTTTTGAAGCGGCATCTTCACTTTTCATACCCTGTTGTTCTGATGCAAGTCTAGATTTATCTGCAGCTAATTTAGCTTTTTCTTGAGACTTTTCCTCAGCCTTTTCAGAAGCTCTTCTAGCCTTTTCTTCAGCTCTTAAAGCTTCTTGTGGATCAATAAAATCTTGCACTTTGTTCTTTGTTGCCGTTAAAACTCTTGGATTTTCATAATCATCCCATATATCATAATTGCTATTTTTATATGGTGCTTCCATTGATGAAATTTCAGATGGAGGTTTAATCATTTTATATTCACTGTTAGTTGAAGTTCCTTGAATCGTGGGTTCTGTAACTTCAGGAACAAGGCTTTCTCCAGTTGCTTTGTCTGTCAATGTTTTCTTTTCTGTAATTTTCTTGTATTGTAATGAACGCAAATATCGCAATCTATCGTCTTGAATAATTGGAAGTTCGCGAGTTGTATATATAACAACTCCTTTTAATCCGTCTTTTCTAGTGTTATTATTTGTATCATCTTTAGAATTTCTAGCTACAAGAATACTTCTAGATGGTTTTTGATTGGCTGAAGTGTAAATATATCCAGTGATAGCTTGTTGGTTTATTCCGGAGTCACCATTCAAGAGTATATAAATAGAGCGAAATCCTGAAGGTCTGTCGCCTTGAAGACCGAGTCTAAGAGCATTTCCATTTGCATCATATGGTATTATCTTATCAGGAACGCTTGTGCTTCTGTAAATGGGTGTAATATTTTTCTCTCTAATAAAATCTTTGACAAGTTCAGGAAATTGCTCAACCGAATTTACGTAACCACCCCATTGTATACAAGCTAGACACTCTTGCAAATAATCACCAAATGTTTTAATAGAAGTGGCTCCTAACAATCTATTAAAATTGTCCACGTTTTTATATATCTGTGTATTAGACCACATTCTATCTATTTTATCTCTCAAGAAATTTCTCACTGCTTTAGGGTTGCTCAAGTCAACTCCTATAGTATCATCCTCGGGTGAAATACCATATGTATCTGAATATATCTGATTTATTTTATCAACAATGCATTTATAAACAACACTAGCCTTTAAATCGTGCGACTCTGCCACTTGCAATCCAATAGTTGAAACATTGGCAATGTCGCGAACTCCGTGTTTAGTGTCAATGCACACCAAGTCAAAATCAATTTTTGCGTTTAATTGCTCGGCGCCTCCCACAGTTTCGTTATAATTTAACACAACACCGCCGTATGATATTACTCGCACTGGTTTTTGAGTGGTTGGGTCAAGTTCTTCACTTTCGTATTTCAATTCAAAGTTCATTGTTCCTACTTCTTTGGGTTCTGTGGCCCCATATTTGAGAGAACAATTAAACATTGCATCCATCATAGAGACTGTTGGACAAAATGTTGCTCTAACTAAGTTGCGATATAAGCCAAATAATGGCTGACATTGATCAAACCACCAATTGTATTTTTCAATCCAATCATTCAACCAATTATCTCCCTTTTTAAGCTCTTCGTTGTTTAACTTGACTACTTTTTCTATTAAATATTTTTTATTTTCACATGGAATTAATTCGTTATTCCTAATTGTTTTTATATCAAATTGAAGTTTGAGTAATTCATTGTATTCGCGTATAGTTATTTTATTTTGACGTTTCAGATTTGTCAAATGTTTTACTCTATCTTCAATTGGCGATAATCTTGCAATAATAGAATTTCCTTCTTGTGTAACTTGTGTAAGAGCTGTAATAAAATCAGGAATGTTTTTAACCTCGTCAACTATGCGTTGTATTTCTTCTCTATCATTCTTTGTATATAAAAATCTTGAACCATTTATATTTGCGGCAATGTTTGCAGCGTTGTTGATAACAAATTTGAACGCAGGCGCAGGAATATTAAATTGAGAACCGGTTCTATGCATCAACGTTTGATTGTGTAATAATAATTCATATAATGTGTGAATGGTGTTTACATCTGCTCCGTGCGGGATGTCAATTGGTGGAATTTTAGATGATTGTAAATTTTGCATGGTATAAACGTTATTTTGAAACATCTTTTTCAAATTTTTAAATACAATAGGCATTCCAGGTGCGCGTCCAGGGTCAACTATTTCAGAGTCTGGAAAAACACCCCCTTCTGCAATCGGTTCTTGAACTGCAAGCTCTTCTGGAGCTAATGGGCCGTCTAATTCTAAGTCTTCGTCAACGCCTTCGTCAACGCCTTCGCTTTGTTGTATGCGAGGTTTATTAAAGTCAACCATTTCAATTTCACCGTTTACTGCTCCTCCAAATAATTCTTCTCCTTCATTTTCAGATTCATGTGCGTCGCTGTCATGTTCTGGTTCTTCAATTGCATCAAAAATGCTTGCTGTATCTGAACCAATTGATGCATTGTGGTCAGGATTATCAAATACCTCTTTCTCTGTTGACGGATAAGGTTTGTCGGCTTTTTGGTTTTTATTTACAAAGTAACTATTATAAAACGCGTCCAAATAATTTTTTAATTGATCGTCTATTTTTGCTCCAAATGTCATTGTTTTTGAAGGAGACATTTCTATTAATAAATTTTTTAACACAAGAATTTGCATTATTAGAAGTTCATTATTAAAACTTCCTTTTTTCCAAGGAGTAATTGGAAATAACTCTATAAGTTTGTCGTATCCGATTATATCCATTTCTTTAATTCCAAAATTATAAATGCTACCATCACTCTCAGAATAACCTGCAATCCCTGAAAATATTTTATTCCATAAACCTAGTTTTACAAACATTCCGCGAGCCAAAGTAGTTAACAAGTTGTTGTGCGTAATGAATATAGACTCTGAACCAAGATATATTTTTTTTTCTGGTCTGGCATAATATGCTTCAATGCCTTCTTCTCCTGGATACTGTCTAATCTCAACTTCTTTTCTAGGCTTTTCCAAAACGGTATATTTTTGAACAGGAACATCGTCTTCTTCACCTTCTTCAACGTCACCTTCTCCTCCTTCACCTCCAGATTGTTTTTGTAAGATTGCATTAAATTCATCCGAGTTTTCACTGTTTAAGAATAACATGTAATAAACAATAAATTGCTGAAGAACGGTGGTGGAATTGAGTATACTTAATGAATCCACTTTAAGCTCAGCGTTCATTTTATTAAAAATTGTAACATATGCAAGTCTTAAAATAGAAAAAACGTCACAAAAAAAAGAATATTCTATCGCATTATCGCTTGGAGTTAAAGTCGCCTTTTTAAAATCTGTTGCAACGCAATCAATGGAACATAAAATAGAATTATACATTGCAAGATTTTTCATTTCATCGCTTTTAATGTCAATATTAGGTTTTAATCTTTCCAAAAATTCAGGAGACTCTGTTCCAGCGTTACTTCCTAAATAAGTAACAACAAAGGTGTTTAGTCCAGAATGAAATCCTAAAAAATCAGCGTTAGTTGAAAATGAATCTATTAAAGGTTTGTATGTTTCACTTGACGTAAATGATTCGTTTAATGGATAAGAGATAACGTGAGACATATTAGATTCTGCACCAGATGCAACGGGAGGTTCTTCTGTTTCTAGTTCAGATTCAGATTTTTCTTCTTGTATTTCACTTTTAATTTCAGGTTTTAATTTAAATTTTGTAGCAGCAGTTGTGTCTTCAAATTCATCGCTTTGTTCGGTTTCGTCACCAAGGACTTTCACTTGAAAAGGCTTATTGTTAAAGGCGTCTCCAACTCTTCCACCGCGTTGAGGAATCGGTATTTCTAATTTATTGTCGTGAAAATATTCTAAATACGAAATAGGTTTGGAAGCTGGTTCCAGAGGAACATCTTCAAACTTTGAATCGTCGTATAAGTCTGGGTCGCCATAACTTCCAGTTTCATAAGAAAATATTTTGAAGGTTGGGTTTTTAATTCCTATATTAAGTTTTTGGAGCAATCCATATGATTCGCCTTTAATAACACGTTTATGCATGCTACTCAAATTATAGTCGTGAACAAAATCATGCAAAAATATGCTTAAACACATTAGAATCATATCTTCTTCTCGTTTAAAAGGAACAACTACCTTTTTAACCCCAGTTTCTCCAAAGTTTTGTTCTGCTTTTAAATCAACTTTTATTATACTTTGAGAGCGATGGGGAGTAATTTCTGCTAAATTGAGAATTGATGTCATAATGTTCTTATATTATTCCTATAAAATATAATGAAAATTTAAAATCAATTACTTTTCCGAAAGAGTGAATTTATTTTAGAAAACAATATAAAGACTCTTCGTGTATGTAGAGTATAATGTCAAGTGAAGATTCTGTAGGAACATCCCCACTCGTTACACCCTCCGATCGTCTAGTAGGACGCGTAAAGTGGTTTAACAACAAGGCTGGTTATGGTTTTATTACAGTGACTGACGGCGACCGTTCTGGAAGTGATGTCTTTGTCCACCACAGTGGAGTTGTAGTTGGTTCGGAACAATACAAGTATTTGGTTCAAGGTGAGTATGTGTCGTTTACGTTGACTCATACTCCGGGTGG